CTTCTTCAGAAGTAAATGGAAATCCCATCAATGCAAAAGTATCTGCAAGACCTTGAACACCTATTGCTAAAGCTCTTTGTTCAGTTGCACCCTTTCTAGCTTCTTCAGTTGAAAAATCGTTTACATCAATTAAAACGTTTAAAGATTTTACAACTTCATATGCAGCATCATATAATCCTTTGAAATCGTAAACTTTATTATTGACAAATTTCTGTAATACTAATGAAGAAAGAACGCATTGTGCTGTAGTTTCAGCATCGCTATATAAGTTAATCTCTGCGCATAAATTTGAAGATTTGATAGTACCAATATTCTGCTGATTACTTTTATGATTAACATGGTCTTTGTATGTCATATAAGGCACACCTGTCTCAATCTGAGCCTCAAGAATTTTCTTCCAAAGACTTTGAGCTTTAATTTTATTACCGATACCCAATGAAACAGCTTTATTATACTCTACTTCATACTCTTCACCATAGACTTCCCAAAGAGGTTTTATTCCATTCTTAAGAAGATCATTTGGGCAGAACAAATACCAATCTCCATCAGATTCCACAGCTCTCATAAAATTGTCAGGAATCCAAAGTGCAGCAAACATATCTCTTGCTCTAAGTTCATCAGCCCCTTCTTTTCTTATTTCAATAAGGTCTGCTACATCTTTATGCCAAGGTTCTAAATAAACTGCTGCAGCACCTGGTCTTTTACCTTTTTGATTCCAAAATCTTAAGGATTCATTAACAACTTTCATATACTTCAAAAGACCACCTGCTTTTCCTCCACCTTTACCAACATAAGATTCTTTACTTCTTATATTATGTAATGCAAGACCTATTCCTTCAGCTCTTGAAGAAGATATAGAAATATTCGCAAGAGTTTTTAACAAATCTGGTGTATTATCTCCTTTGTTCATCGTCAAATTGCAAGAAATCATGCTTTGATCATTTGTCCCAGCATTAATCGAGATTGGGGTTGCAGGGGAAATTTTATGTGTTGAAACTAACTCGTAATATTTAAGTGCATCTTCAATTGTTTCTGTAACAGTCAAAGCAACTCTCATGTACATATGTTGTGGTCTTTCGACAATTTCATCTCTTTCCTTAAGAAGGTAAATTTCTTTCAAACGAGAGCATGCAAAATAGTCAAACATATAATCACGACTATAATCAATAGCTTTTTGTATAACTTCAAAATTTTCCTTTACTTTGTTATATAAGGTTTCATTAACAATTCCATTGTTTTTTAACCTCTTTATAAGCTTAAAATAATTTTCTTCAGTTTCCTTATGAAGTCTTGATATAAAGATGTTTGCAGCCAATTTTGAATAGTCTGGATGCTTATGTGACAAAGAATCTGAAGTAATAGCAATTAAATCATCAATTTGATTTGTACTGATACCATCTCCAATTCCTTGAGTAACCTTAATAAATAATTCATCAGGATTTACTTTCAATTCTTCAGATTGTTTTTTTATCCTTGTCAATATTTTAGATGGATTAAACTCCATTGTACTTCCGTTCCTTTTAACGATTTCCATTTTGTTCATAAATTTCTTTGGTTTATTTGTTATTAAAATTCTTCATCAAATGAGATTGAGCCTGATAAATCTGCTTTTTTGTATTCAGTAGGTCTTCCTTCAAAAAAGTTTTGTTTGGCTTTCATTGCAATCTGCATCATGAAGTCAAATGGTTGTCTTACATTGAAAACAGGTTTACATCTAAATTGAATCAAGAGTTGATCTGTTACAAATTGGATATATTGTGTCATAAGGTTTTGATTCATCCCTATGAGTGAAACTGGAAGTGCATCAGTTATAAATTCTTTTTCAATTTCATACGCTGAAAGAATGATTTCTTTTATTCTTTCTTCTGAAACTTTATATTCTACATGGTTATTGTAAAGATGAATTGCAAAATCGGTGTGTAACGCTTCATCTTTGCTGATATATGAATTCGCTTGGCAAAGTCCTGGCATAAGACCTCTTGATTTTAACCAAAAGATTGAGCAGAATGAACCAGAGAAAAATATACCTTCAACTGCAGCAAATGCAATCAATCTTTCAGCAAAAGAATCTGAATCAATCCATTTGAGTGCCCATTCAGCTTTCTTTTTTACAATAGGTAATTTTTCGATTGCTTTAAAACATTCATCTCTTTCATCGATATCTTTTACATATGTATCAATTAACAATGAGTACATCAAATTATGAATATTTTCCATTGCTATTTGAAATCCATAAAAGAAACTTGCTTCTGGATATTGAACTTCATTTATAAAGTTGTGTGCAATATTGTGATTTACTATACCATCACTTGCAGCAAAGAATGATATTACATTTTTGACAAAAAACTTCTCATTGTCATTCAGTTTTTCCCAATCATCAAGGTCTTTTGACAAATCTACAGATTCAGCAATCCAAAAAGCAGCTTGTGCTGTTTTATAAAAATCCCATATGTCAGGATGTTTTATTGGATAAATTACATAACGATCTTTGTTCTCGATTAAAATTTTCTCTTTCATGTTTTTGATTTTGTTTAAATAAATAGAAGCTCAATCTGAATAGTAAATTAAAAAATTTTTTAAAAAAATTAATACTCATCAGTAGCCCCAACTAAAATATCGTTCACTACTTTATCTGTGAGAAATTCCTCTTTCTCCATTTCAATAATTAAATTTGAATTATCAAAGATGCAATCCTGATATATGATACCAGATCTTCCGAAACGACTTTTCAGAATAGAAAATGTTGCTTTACACATTGATTGTTGTTCCAATGTTCTTGCAAGAGAAGCAACAAAGTGAGCAACTTTATATTTTCCAAAATCACCGCCCATTTGCTCACCTGTAACTAATTTTGCATTCAAAGAAGCTTTGGTTCCTTGGGTGAAACACCAACATGCAAAATTAAGCTGGTCTTTTCCACATAACTTCTCAAGGTCTCTTGCAATTTCAGATTGACCTTCCCATACAGAACTGTAATTCTTTTTAGGTTTTATACAATCCAAATAGTCAATAATTACTAAGTCAAATTTAATTTTTCTGTATTCACCTGTATCTGGAAAATATACACCTTGTTCTTGTGCTCTGATATAAAGATTTTTTATATCTTCAACAGTAGTTTCAGTAGAATCCATTGAATGTAATACCAGACTTCCACCTTTTTCACTTATTTTTCTGAGCTTATCATCGGTTTCTTTAATTACAACTTTACGATTCTTTTTATTTGAAGAAAAATTAATGGGTTTACCAATAAGCTTTGCAACGTGCTTCATTTTGATTTGTTCTTCAGTATCTTCAAAAAATATCTGAAGAACATTATAACCATCTTTTGCAGCATTGTTACTTACATATGTAGAAAATGTGGTCTTTCCTGCTCCGCTTGGCGCAATAAACAACGCAAATTCCCCATAAGCTAATCCACCATTCATATCTGAATCCAAAGCAGATATCTTTGTAGGAATAGGATGTCTTTCTCCTTCTTCCAAATGTCGATAATCCCCAGGAACAAATGCTTCCAAAGGATTTTCATCAACAGCTGAAATTATATTTCTCTGAAGAAGTGTTGGTAGTTCATCAAATTTTTCATATTTCCCTTGAATAACCAATGCTTTGATTTCATCCAAACAAGAAAATACGTTCTTAGAATTTATAAAGTTTACAACATTATCTTTAACCCATTTAGGTTCTTCGACATGAGCTTTTTGAATATCTTTCAAATACTCTATAAAAAGCTCTCTGTCATATTCGTTTTGAGCGTTAGCTAAAATCCTTTCTTTAATTGTATCGTAGAAAGGAATCTTGTTGTTTACTTTATAATGATTTTTCATTGATACAACAAGTCTTTGTGCCAATGTATTTGTAAAATGCTCCGAAGAAAGTTTATTTATTATCTTGCGACCAAATGAATCATCCCTTACAACACCATTTCCCTTAACTTCTTTAGAACCTATAATTAAGTTCAAAACTTTTAATTCATATTCTTCACCAAAAAAACCTAATCCTATATTTTTATCTTCAAAATGTTTCATAGTTTTACCTGTATTAAGATAAATAGATAATGGTTTAACATTTTAAGACAGAAAAACGTTCAAAAAAAAACCCCTTCTTTTTAGAAGGGGACAAATATTTTTAAATCATTATCGATTCTTCGATTATCTCTTTTTCTGAACTGTTGACAGTGTAATTATTATTTTTACTTCTTTGGTATAAAAACCTATTTTCGTATGAATCCATATTTATATATTCTTTAATTAAAGTTCGGATTCCTTTGAAGTATATATTTTCAACCTTAATGAGTTCAGATTCGACTTTTCTGATATCTTTCTCGATTGAAGCTGTTTTGATGTTATCCCCCATCTTTTCAACCTCTTGATGAGCATTTCTCATAACCTGGAGCTTCAATCTTAAATTCATAGCTCTTTCAGAAAATGATGAGAACTCAGAAATATCATGGTATTCAATAGAACTTCTCATGTCTTCATTAGGAGAATTAAAACTAGTATTGAAATCTTTCCAAATAACTCCGATTGGTGGTACAAAGGTGGTTCCGTTGTAAGAAAAGTCATCTGCACTTATTGAATACCTAAAAATTTCTCTTTCGTAGTAATTACTCTGAAGCGTTTTTTCAAGACTTTTGAGTATATCTAATTCTTCTTTTGTAATCTTTCCGTATTGAGCTTTTTCTCTAAGTACATCGATTTTGTTATTCAGATCCTTCAAATCGTTAAACATCCCATTATCTCTTCTTACTAGAGAACGTCTGTCAATAATTACGAATGTGTACTTATTATTTTTTTGTTTGAACCAATTGTCAACATTTTGTCTATAACCAACCAATTCTTGTGTCGCACTATTTTCAGTCTTAATAGTTTTATTGGCATCAGATATCGACATCATATCTCCAAGTAACAATGTTCTTTCAGACTTATTAAGGTTGTAAAGATACTGTTCAGTACCATTTCTTAAAATTAGTCTAAAAATTTCTGAAATAGCTTCTCCCAATTCTATAGCTTCCCATGAATTTTCAAAAGTATTAGTGTAATTAACATGATTCATTACAGAATCATCTCCCTTCAAATGGATTTTTTTGTCTAATAATTTTGATAAATTGAATTCCTCTGGAAATGGAGCATCAAAATCTCTTTCCGATGAAGTTACTATTTCATCATTGTAAAGTAATCTAAATGTGAACCTGTTAGGTTTCCTTGTGTAGTCACGCATTTTTAAAAGTTTTTTTAAAGGGTTTAAAGAAATAATTAATTGATTTATATTTATCGACTATAGCATCGTGTATTCCAGTTTTTTTCATTTTTGAAATCATTTCAGCTGCATCTTTAGCTTCAATTTTTTCATCAGAAAAATAATTTAAGTTCTTTAGATTTAATATACATTCATCTGTAATAAACTCAAGATTTGACAAGTCAACAATTCTTTTATTTATTTCAAGAATATTATTTCCTTGTACTCCATCTGTAATACCATTTAAAATATTTTGGTATGAATTATACATCGATTGATATTTTAAACCTTTTTGTTTCAAATCTTCCTTTAATAAAGAAAATTTTTCTTTGTCATTGGAGATAACATCAGCATTTTTAACAAAGTTCAAACAAATATGTTTAATTTCTTCTAAATTTAAAACTTTTTCTTTTAAAACTGGAAATAAATTGAATAATGTTGTTTCTTTTATACCCTTTACATTTTTTATTTCATCAGATTCATCGCCACAAATTGTTTTAATCGTGGCAATATTCTCATAAGGAAACCCATAAAACTTTTTGAAATTTTTGTGATCTATTATTAGATGAACTCTATCTTTATCTTTTTCATATCTTTCAACCTCCCTGGTCTTATTTTTGAATTTTTTATTCAGATAATAAACATCTACATCTTTTGAAATTAATTGAAGCAAATCAAAATCTCCAGTGACAATTGTTATTTTTTCATTTGAAGATTTATTTCTTACATAATAAGCAATAACATCATCAGCTTCTACAACTTTATCTTCATAAACTAAGCAGAAATGTTTCAGATAGGATTTCAACTCTTCCTTTTGAGATTTATATTTCTGATTCTTCTCAGTTTCCTCTGCATTCAATTTTCTTTCTTCTCGCTTAAGTTTATATGCAGAATAGATATTTCTTCTTAAGGAGCCACTTTTTTCTCCATCGAAGACTATTTTAAGATGAGAGTACCGATCTGAATCAACAATAGATCTTAATTTTGATAAAAAAAGTAAAACTCCGTTGATATTCTTTTCATATTCTTTTGTATTGCTTGTAGCTTCAAAAGAATTTTTGAACAAGGAGTTTCCATCTACTAATAAAGTTTTCATTTTTCAAATTGTTTCACGTGGAACATTAAAAATTATCTTCACACCATATAGGGGTTTTTTCACCTACATATGCACCAGATACATTATAGCTAAAGTATTCTAATGCATCTTCTTCAGACATATCTTTCATTAGAATTTCAATACATTTTGTTACGGAATAGATAATTCTTAACGAATTTTCATCGATACCTATAATGGCATCATTAAACCCATCTGCAATCAATAATTCTTCTTCAGAATAACGTTCTAAAATTTCTTCAAGCATAATAAATAATTTAAATTGGTTATAAAATATTGTTCCACGTGGAACAATTTATTTCTTCTTTCTAATGGTATAATCAATCAATCCTTTTTCAATCTCAAATCTTCTATTGGAGGAAATAGATCTTAAGCCTTCAAAAAGCCTATTCAAATCTTCATATAACTCATTGAAAAGATAATATAATTGAAAGAATGGTCTGACCTCATCCATACCCCTTATGTTTGTAGTATGAATGGTGGAAGATTTAGAAGAATTTTTATAATACTCTCTATCGGTATCATATAATTTTCTGTCAGCTACAGCTTGTGAGTTTTCTAAAAGTGTTTTAGATATAGATTTTGCCATTCCTATTGTAAACATATATGATGCAATATTTGACATATCTGCAGAAATAAAATCTAAATCAATATCTGAACCATGAAGCTTACTTTTTTTGAATTCAGCTCCAGATTCATAAATTTTTATTAAGGCTTCTAAAGCATTATTTCTGAAATCTCCATCTTCTAAGCTAACGCCTTTTAAAATTTTTTTATTTAATGTATGTAAATCCATAATTTTTAAATATAAAAAAGGTTCTCACTTTATAAAAAAATGAGAACCTGAGTTAATTATAGGGTTAGTTAAAAGGGTAATTCTTCTTCATTGAATTTTGTTGGGGCACTAACTTCATTAGAAGCAAATTCTTCTTCAGAAGGAATATTGCCACTTCTTTTAAAGTAAGGGGTAAACAATTCAGTTTTTTCGTTTTTCATGTATTCTACTGAATAGCCTTTTTCATCAAAAAGTTCAACCATACTCTTTTGAATTCTTGGAATAATAACGCTATTCACTTTATTCACAAAGAAATCAATAATATCTCCATTGAAGCTTTTCTTGATAGCAAACTGAAGTGCATCATGATATTCTTGAGCATCAGGTTCAGTGCAGATATGTTTGTGGGTTTCACCTTTCTTGCCCTTTTCACCTTCTTTCAGTTTTTCATACTGATAGTAAAGAGGCTTAACTTTCTTACGATAGTATCCATCTCTGAATTCATTCATAAGTACAGCGTTGATGATTTGTTTCCCATCTCTAAGCTTTGGCTCTTTGAAATCTTTCTGTGCATCCATTTCAATTTCAAATTTCAATTGAATAGGATTTTTGAAATCTTCAATTCTAAGCATAGAATCTAACCAACCTCTTGTTGCTGTAGAAAAGCTACTGTTGACACGATAAATTTCTTTATTTTTGAAATCTACCAAATCAAAGTAAACCTTTTCAGTTTTTTGCTTGTCTGAAATAACATCCAGTTTTTGAGACATGTTGAAAATGACTCCATCAATCATATTTGAAGTGGGAGTTTCCGCAGGATATGATGCGTAAATCACTTTATCCCCACCTTCAGATTGAAGTTTCATGTTTCTTTCATATTGTCTGATATAGTAAGAAGAATCTTTATCTGTCGGATTCAATTGACATTTCTCAACATGTTTGCGATACTTTGCCATAAGCTTTGAATGTTCCGCTTCAGCCTTTTTAAACTCTTCTTCAGAATCAAACATTTCTTCCTTTGGGGAATTCATGATGAAACTTCTTTCAATTTTAAAAACGTTTTCACCATCTTTTGTGAAAACTTGAAGATTGTAATTCGTAAAACCTTTGAAAGGTGATTCGATTTTTTTGCTACTTCCTGTAGCGTTTTGATTACCGATTGCCATAAGTTGTAAAATTTTAAGTTGTTAAAAATAAATGTAAGTTGTAAGTATAACTGCATCAAAATGCAAATAGTTCAATTTTTAGAAAGTTTTTTTAATATCCGTTGGGTTAAATGTACTTTCAATGTCTTCTTGAGTTAAAGTGTATTCTTCAGGTTCTTCATCTTCTGTATCATCAACCATATTACCTTTTGGTTTGAAATAATCTTTTTCACCTACTTCCCAGTAATCTGATAATTTTTGATTATAAGGATATGAAGACATAGATCTCAACATTAATTGTTCATTTGGAGTAGGATTTCTTTTTGAAAATTGTTTATTCATGTTAGATTCAAGTTCAGAAATCTTATCCATCAATTCACTGTTAACTTGTGTAAGTTTCTCAATGTATTGATTAAGCTGGCTTCCAATATTGTCAATCTTTTCTTCAACATCTTCAACAGAATTTTCTGTTCCCTCAACTTTATTTACAATGTCTGTAACATCTACCTCTACTTCATCTTCAGAAGGTGTTTCTGAAGCCATAGGTTCAGTTGGTGCTGCCTCTGGAGTAGTAGTAGCGACTTCAGGTGCTGCAGGTGCTGCAGGTGGAGCTGTAGCGTCAGTTGGTGCTGCAGGTGCTCCTTCAGCTGGAGGTGTTTCACCACCAACACCTGCCATAATTTGCTCTAACTCCTGATCCATTGCTTCATCGCCTTCAGCTGGCGCATCCTGTTCGCTCAATACATCGTCTTCATCTAAAGAATAATAGCTTTCAGGGCTAATAGCCTCTGTTATCTGTATTAGTCTTCTACTGATTTTGTCAATATCTAATTTTTTCATATTAAAAGTTGTCTTCCATCTTCAAGAACAAGTTTCTTCTCAACATGTTCTACGATTTCGCCTGATTTAGATGTTTTTTTAACTGTTTTTACAGTTTCTTTTTTTGTTTCTTCCACACTTTCTTCACCTAAAAAGGCATCAAGTGCTTCATTCTTTTTATCATTAATCATAGTAAATTATATTTTGCTTTGAAGATCGCTACAATATTATCTGAAGCCGTATCTTGATTATATCTGTAGTTTGTTTTAGGATACAAACAAAGTCCGTTTGTAAATACTCTTCCAACAGGTGTTCCGCATGCCATAGTTTTAGGGTTTTAATTTTATGTGTTTTATTATAAATATCATTAACTATAAAAAACATAATAAAAATTTATTTTCCACGCCAAATTTGTTTTCGGCTGTTTCATCCAACATTAAAATATTATTAGGAATAAGTTTAAATATATCATAACCTACACTACTACTTAATTCTAAAGATATAGAGACAATACTTTCGAGATTCTTAATATAGATTATACTGTTTGTCAAAAGTATTTTGTCGGAATGGCTGAAATTCAGTGCTGGTGCAGGATTCAGCAATAAATCAATGTAAGTGAACTGATATTTTTTTATTATGCTGTCCAAACATATAGATTTAAACCTCAAAAGATCACTTTCCATTTTCATTTTATCGTCTTGGCTATCCATAGTCCAATAAATATTATCGGAAATCTTCCAATCTCTTAATGACATATCTGGATAAAGTTCTTTTGCAGCTTTCCATCCAACAATAATAGTTGGAACACCTTCTTCCACAAAAGAAACATTATTCAAATAATCTGGAACGTATAAAGAATTCGTTAGAATATTACCAATTTTCATTAGAAGTTTACATCTTTAACCACCTTATTAACATCATCAACACCTGTAAAGTTCCCTAACCTATTAAATTCGTTATTTACTGTGTCTACACCACTTCTTACTTCATTAATTAAATCATTAGTAGTATTTACAGCATCTCGTATATCACCAAGTAATTCTCGTACTTTTAAAAACCCATTTTTAAAATTATAAAAAGCTACAGCTCTAAATGCTTCTGGAGCTTCCACTGAAAGATTAGATGTCAAATTAAAAAAATGTCCGTTATAGTAAATCCCAACATGATTGATTGGTGTAAATGGTAATTTTTTATTTATCAAAATTCTATTTCTAACATCACTCCACTTTTCTTTATAACCCTTTTCAGAAAAAACCATTTTATTCATTGGGGTAGAATCAAAAAAACCAAAATCATTTTCAGTTTCATTTAAATTAACCTTACCATCCCTCTTTAAAAGTTTATTAAGATGAAGTATTTTTATAGGTGAAATTGCTTCAGAAACCATATCATCAATTGATTTAAATACATATGGATTTCCAGGGAAATATCCAAATAATATTGAACCACTTTTAACCTCTTTTGAAAGCAAAGCATTATCAAATGAATTTTGAACTCCTAATGAGAATACTTCTTTATTTACATATCTCATACTAACATCATTTATATTTGAAAATAAGCTCCAAGCCGAATTTATTTCTTCTGGTAACGTGATTCCAAGTTCAGCCAAAACAGTTAAAACCCATTTATAACTTTGAAATGGACTTACTCCTAATAATTGAGGTTTATTAGGATCTAAAATTTTAGCAATTTTTTGATTAAATTCTCGTACTTTAATATCTCCGTAAATAAATGGTTTCATATATTAATAATTTTGTATATTTCCATAAATTGCTGCTTGGAAGTGCATATAATCATTATTTCTATATCTTCCTTGATTATACCAGCCCCATTTTTCCATTATATCTAAAAAAGGTCTATAAACAGGTAATCCAAATAATGCATCTTTTTTACTCCATTTAGCAGCATTTAAAAATTGCCCAGCTCCTAAATCTATAGCTGCCCCATATGCATGTAATGATGGTAAACTTCCACCTCGCATTCTTCTATAATTAAATGTACCAGCTGTTAAATTTATACCTAAACTTTCAATATTATCGAAACCATAAAAATCTAAAACTTCTTTCATAGCATAAACAAAAGAATCACCGACTTCTTTATGAAAATAACCTTTAGTGATCAAACCACTAAATGAACCATTATTTGAAACAGTTCTTAATCCAAATGGTAATGTATAAGCTCTTATATTTTTTGAATAAAATTCGGCTCTTCCTGGTGTATTAACATCATCATCTGCAGGCAAAGTATTAAAATCAATATACCCATATGCAGCATCAAGATCTGCTTTAGCAGTAAGAGGTCTTGCAACCCTTGATTTACCAACAATATATGGTTTTGTATTTAACCCTTTTAAATATTTATCCAATGTACCAAGCTTATCGTTAGGAACTGTTTGTTTAATTAACATTATTTGTGCAGAAGGAGAATTTGATTGCTTTGCTTTATTAATTAATGAAGTGTACTCTGCACTTGATATTTGAATTTTTGAAGCAATTGTTGACGTAGCCCATAAACCTGATCTATCTAAAGAATTAACGTTTTCAATTAGATTCAAAGGTTTTATTTCATTTGCAGAAAATCCAGAAATATTTATAAGAGACCCTGTAAATTCTGGAGTTGTTACAGATGTAGCAGTTCCAATATCTTCACCTAATTTATAAGATTTTACATTAGGAGATGAGCCTGAATTATCAGGTGCAATTTCTGCTTCGGAGTAATTAGCAGCTAATGACCTAAATACAGGTTTACGTCTTTCTTTTTCATTAAATAATGAATCTGACAAAGGAATTTGTATATACGCTGTAACAGTTTTTAAAACTGGATGTACAAATCTTGGCATTCTCCATCCAGAAAATGTTGTTTCAGCATTACCAGGAGTTATAGAGTGACTTACTTTTAAAACTTGATATGCTCCATGATAAAATGGTACATTATCCAATTGAAAATAATTCAAAGGATGTAAATTTAAATTCCCAAGGCAAGTTACATCTACCTGATATTGCCTTAAAGAAAATATATTATATAAATTAGCTTTTTTATACATTGGTTTTGTACCGCCCTTTGGATCATACATTTCTATAAAAGCTTGAACATATTCCATAGAAGCTTTATGTTCCGTTTGATTCATCTTTATAGATTTAAAGATGTTTTGATTCTGATCCGCATAACCAACCCTAAAAACAACTAAATTATACTTATCTTTATCTTTAGGAATTTGATCAATATTCAAAGGAACTCTTTTTTTAAAGGGTTGAGGGATATTACCAATATCTGAACCTCTTAAATCAAATCCATCATTTGCATAAAAAGATTTTTTTCCAATGTCTAAAACTTTAGAATCTTGATGTTGAGTATAAACAAAAAAATATGCAGCACCTGAATTTACATTTTCTATAGTAGTTTGAGGCTTCCACATTTCTAATCCTTCTTTAGGAGATTTATAATTTACAAATGAAGGTAGAATTAAATTTAAAAAACCTGATTCATCACCAATAGTTTTAAGAACAATAAATAAAGATAAATCATATGAATTAGTTAAAGTTCTTAATACTTCAGGATTTGCAACTGCAATATGCCCTATAGGGTTAAATGCTGAATCAACAAAATGAAATCTATCTATTAATTTAGAACCTGGAACATTGCTCAATCCCCCAGAACAAGAGTTAAAAACTTTACCATCTTTTGTCCCACCAAGCCATTTATCATATAAGTTTTTAAAATACTTATATGCTGCCAATTTAGTATCCTTATCTGCGATATAAAACCCATTTGTTCCAGTATTACTGTCATTATTAGTTTTTATTTCATTTCTATTATTCTGAGATGCAAGTTTTTTAAAAGTTGAAATCCATTGAGTGGCATAAGAACGTTGAAATTCCTCTGGTACATCAAATATTTTTTTTCCACCTGAAAGAATACTGTTTACACTCAAAACATGTAAATCAATGGGTTCAGTAAATTCTTTTAAAAGTAAATCATAATAATATTTAAATCCTTCAAAATTTACACTATTTGAAAAATTTGCGCCAGAACTATAAAAATCTAAAAAATTTAATAACGTAGTTTCTATACTTTTGTCTTGATTTGTATAATCACTTATTAATAAGTTTGGATCAATATTATATGATCTTATAGCCCAACTTTCATAAAATTTTGCAAGTTTATCAATAAATTCCTGTGAAAAATCTGATAAATTTGGTAAATATTTTTCAGTTTGTTTGCCTAAATCACTTAATAAAATTTTTGCTTGTACTATCTGTTCTGCAGAAAGATTAATTAAATTTTTTATTACGGCATCAATTATATTATCTATGATAACATCAAATATATCTTTATTATAAGTTTTTTTAAATTTAGCTCTCCAAAATTGACCTGCAACCCATGCCAACTGTATTTTGGTAATTTTATACATACCGCCAAATTCTAATACTTTATAAAAATCTGAAATATTATCTATTGGAGTTGTTAATAAAAATAAATATGCTTTATTAAGAGGTGAAGAAAATTTGTAATAATATGTATTTAAAAGGGAATTACTATTTGTATTTACAGTTGTAGCACCTACAATTGGAGGAAGTAAATCTAAACCTATTTTATTCCTTTTTATATTTATGAATTTACTATTCGGATCAATCGGTTTTGAAAAATCTACTGCAGGATTTATTTGACCATCAAAAATTGAAAAATCATTTATTTTAGATGATATAGTAAAATTAACAGGTACTTCCTGCAATAAATCATTACTTGTTTCAGATTTATAAAACTTCCTAATATTAGATTTTACCTCCTCAGTCCATATTAAATCTGTAATATC